TACTCATAGATAAGTATGGTTATGATAGCAAAGAAGTATCAACAACAAATTCAAGATTAAAACAATGTTGCAAAGCGCAGGCGAAACAAATCGACAAGGCTAAAATAGGTCAAAAGGTAAAAGGCATACCTAAGATATGGATCAAGAAAGACAAGTCTATCGACGCAATGTATTCATCTATTCTTTTGCAAACGAAGCCATATTTCTTTAGGTATCGCTATCGCGAAACGAAGAAGAAATACGAAGATTATGTTGAGCAGAACGAAGCGAGTTGCTTGCAGAGATTTGGCGTTAAATTGAAAGATATGCTCAAATCCTACAATCTCGCGCCAGAACAGAACGAATTCATAGCCAACTATTACCATTATATGCCAGTTACATATAGCAAGAGTGCAATGAATATGTTGTGTGAACATATTGAGAATATGGATTACAACGTGTACTCAAGAATAAAGCCAATAGAAGAATCATTTGATTACACAATTTATAAGAACCGCGAGATTGAGTATTCAGAAGAACAGTATAACGCTGTTGTTGCGTACATAAAGCATACGAAAAAACTCTACGCCACAAACGCGATGCTTGACGACGAAGAATACGACGAGCGGAACGAAGAGAAGTATAAATCGCTCTCCATCGGTGAAAGAATCGACAAGGAAATCGGAGCGATAGTTGCAAACCGCGATGTAATAACAAACATTCTGGTTGATTACTTTTACGGAGCGCAGCCAAAGTCTGATAAATCTATTTTATGGGATTTATGCGGAAAGAACATGTTCAGAAACGTAAAGGTAAACTCAATCGGTAAAATACTATTCCCTGTAAATTGTGAAACAGGCGACATAGAATATATGGGGGGTCGATACGAAGTAAGAGAGGTGAGCATTGATGGCTAATTTCACAAACTATAAATACAAGGAACTGGATTACGCAAAGTGTGTTTACGAGAACGGATTTCAGACGAAGCACATCCCAACAGAATTAAAACTGCTCCTGCTATACGCCCGCGACGAGAAGAAGACTAAGAAATCAAAGTTGAAGGAATTTGCGCTGGGGTTTTGCGAGGAAAAGGTAGAGGGGTTCAACCGCGTTTTATGGTTCAAGGCGATCAACAAGGCAGTAAGTTTTGCCAGCGAGAACAAAAACCGCCTGTTAAACGTAGATAGTGTTCCAATCACTTCCGGTGAAGTCGATTACATCGTGAACCTTCCGGTTTCGCACGACTACAAGAAATTATTCTTCGCTTTCTTGGTTCAAATGAAACTAAATAAAATTATTTCTGAGTTCAAGAACAGCAAGGAGTATGACACGACGTTCTTCAAGGGCGGCATCAAAAAGTATAATGAAATAAAGAAAATGGCGAACGTATCGAGTAAGCTGGACATCAACGGTGAGTTTGTGTATGACATGAGCAAGCAGGAGTACATCTCAATTTACTACAACGGACTCATCAAACACCTCTGGATGGAGGACTGCCAGCCAAGCGGCGAAGTTGTGATCGAGGTCAAGGATTACGAGAACGTCGGCTACTACCTCGACTACTACTGCGGCGTAAAGGGCGTGAAGTTGTGCAAGGAATGCGGACAACCGTTCAAAACATCGCAAAACTGCAAGACGTACTGTAAGCGACATAAGGAATACTACAAAAAAATGGAGACTAAGACCATTAAGTGTGAAGACTGCGGGTGCGAGTTTGTGGTGTCCTCAATGGCAGCAAAAACAAAACGTTGTGCAGAGTGCCAGAAGAAACATAAGGAAATCAATAGAAAATTTGGATGATTTGTTCCCAGCAATTTGAAAACCCTTGTCGTTCAGAACCCTTGATATATCAAGGGTTCTTTTTGTATGCAAAAAATTGCGATTATATGGAAGGGACATGTGTCCCTTACTATTGTAGGAAAGGCTGATTATTACTTGATTAAAATCAGCAAACAGGAGCACATCGTGCTCCGCAAGGAATTCCCCGAAGACCATGTGGAAGATGGTGATCTGAATGATTAGCGTGACTAGGGAAGAAAAGGACGCTATCAAGAAGGATTATCCAGATGTTTATATTGTACGAACTATGCGGCAAGATTCAAAGCGGCAAAATTATTGGGCGACTCTTGAAAAGAGAGTTGCGGAGAAGTTGGCTGAATTAAGAGGATTAACCGTTAATGATGTGTATCGTTCAGAACAAACTTGATTTTTGATAATTAAATCTAGGATATTAACAAAATAAAGATAAAGGCGGAAATAACAATGCCTGATGATTTTAGGATTGATCTATCTGGCCCCGTAGAAAATTTGCAGTTACCAAGTCCGGAACTGGTTACTTATTATAAGAACCTCAAAAACCGTATTCTCTGGCTTGATTCAGAAGTAGATGAAACATGGCTTGAGTTCATCCGCAATATTCTCACATGGAACGAAGAGGACAGGGGGCTTCCTACTGACGCACGTCGACCCATACGGCTCCTCTTACATAGCTACGGCGGAGATCTGGATGTGAACAACGCATTCATCGACGTGATTCGCGCGTCAAAAACGCCTGTGTGGGGAATCAACGTCGGTCAGGCTTGTTCTGCTGCCTGCTTCATCTCTATTGCTTGCCATCGTCGCTTCGCGTTCCCCAACGCCACATATCTAATTCATCAAGGCGGCGGCGATAATTTCAGCGGCACATACCAGCAGATTATGGCATCCATGCTTGAATATCAGCGCAAGATTGAAAATTTGGAAGCGTACCTGAGACAGACTACCAAGATCCCAGGAGAAGTCCTTGAAGAAAGAATTATGACGGAGTGGTACATCAGCGCGGAAGAAGCAATCGAGTATGGAATTTGCGACGAAATTATTACTGACCTTGATGTAATCCTGTAGGTGCTACATGGGTAAGAAAAACGACAAGATTAGAGTACGCTTCGTCGGTCATGCCTCGCATGAAGTAACAGGCTCCTGCGTCCACATCCAAACAGAAACCAAACAAATCCTATTAGAGTGTGGGCTTGCACAATCGTGCGAGTCCCCTCTTGCTCTATATAAGAAAAACGCTGCGGATATGGGCTTCAAGCCACGGCAGATAGACTATATTTTTATCGGCCACTCGCACGCAGACCATATTTCACTAATACCACGCTTATTTAAGAAGGGTTCTTCCGCGTGTGTCATCGCGCCAGCAGGAACGGCTACGATCAGTAAGATTCTGCTCAAAGACTCCGCACACATCGCGGCGAAGGATGCTGAATTTATCGAAAAGCGAACAGGCAAGTTCTGTGAGCCGCTGTATGACGATTCCGACGTTGAGAACACGATGGCACATTGGACGGAGTATGATTTCGGCGTAATTCATGAGCTGGATGAAAACATCTCGTTCAGATTCACCCCGTCTGGACACATTCTCAATTCTGCGCAGATTGAGATATTCATCAAACAGAATGGGCTTGTGAAAAAGATTGCCTATACGTCTGATTTGGGGAATACGACAACTAAAAATTACTATGTCAATGAATTTAAGCCAATAGAGCAGTGCAATTTGTTGATTGGTGAGACGACATACTCTGATCCGATACGTACTATTGGGAAGAAAGATCGCGCGAAGGATTTGGAGAAAATCAAGTCTATAATCCAGAACAAGGTTGTTGAAGGGTATGGGAGAGTTCTATTCCCCGTCTTCGCCAATGCCAGATGTCAGATGATTTTGTCGCTGCTTCATGAAATATTTGGAAACGACGAGACATTCAATGTGCCGATCTTGATTGACTCCCCCATGGCTGTCGCAATTTCAAAAGCTTATTTGGATTTACTAGACGGAGATGAACGTGAAAAATATCAGCAGGCACTTTTTTGGAAAAACGTCAAGTGTATTGAGGATTACTCGGATTCTAAGTCGTGGCAACTTTCAGGTACGCCGTGCGTGATACTCGCGTCGAGCGGAATGATGCAGGCAGGACGCAGCACAAGCTGGGCGGCCAGGCTCCTACCAAATGCGCAGAACCATATCATGTTTTGTGGTTTTTCAACAGAAGGTTCTCTAGCCGCTAAAATCAAAGAAGGAAAACACAAGACGTTGAGGATTGATGGAAAGCCCGTGGCAAACAGATGCGGAATTACATCTCTTAATTCATTTTCTAGCCACGCCCAATTTGAATCGCTCCTCCATTATTATTCCAGCGTGAACTGCGAGAAAATTGCACTCGTTCACGGCGATTACGATTCCAAGGTCGAATTTTCTAAGATATTAGAAGGCGAAATTAGCAAGAATAACAAAACGAGTAGAGTTGTATGTGTCAACCGCACCACTGAAATCCTATTGTAATTTTAAGGAGATTTTCATATGGCTAAGAGAACGAAGTCTATATCTTATAAAAATGCCACCCTCTGTATCAAGGATTCTACGATCACTGAAATTGGTAAGGACGAGACGAGAGTCTATTCGCTAGACGCATTTTTGCGAGAGTGGGACGGGATTGAGGGAATTAGTATTTCTGTGCGGCTCGACGTTGAAGCCGACGAGGATGGTGAATAATTCTGGAGAATATGACGCTTAACGAATTCCTTCTAAAACAGAAGGATTTTCTTTTTGAGAAGCAGCATAACGATGACCTCGAATGGCAAGACCTCACCGACATGCGCTCAGAGCATTTCGGCGCGTCAGAGAGTCGCGATACCATTCGCAAGGGCGCAAAGCTCATCAATGAATACATCGGTGCTGGCTGGGACATTGTTGCCCCAGTAGAGATCGAGCAGTCGGAAATCGAAACAAACAAGCGCGAAGTATTTGAGAAGAAGGCAGACGGAAGCGGAGTCTCCGATAGGCTGATTGAAGTTTGCGAGGGGGATGAGATAACTCCAGAATATCTTCTGCAAGCGCACAATCTTTCTCCAAAGGAATGGAAGGTTGTCGGGTATCGCAATACATACTGGCACAGTTCATCCAAGGGCGGGGTCAGAACGATCATGTACGCTAGTCGGCTTACAGTCAAGCCATTCGCAGAAGATGAACTTAGCCCACATGCCATAAAAGAGTGGTTTGATGGGTTTGAACCAAAGCCCATCCAATACTCAAAGGTCACTCCTGATTACGGCAGCGGAGACAATTGCTTGCTCCTCCCCATTGTTGATCTTCACTACAATCTCCGCTCAAGCAAGTTTGTAACGGGAAACGAGTACAATTGTCAAATCGCAAAGGACATGTTCCTCTCTGTAATCGACGATGTAATCGAGCGCGTGAAGGACAAGCATATAAGCAAAATCATCTTCCCGCTGGGTAACGATCTTTTCAACGCAAACGGCATCAACGGCACGACGTTTAAGGGGACTCCCCAGACAAATGAGAAGCACATATTCGAGGCGTATGTCGAATTATTTGAAACCATGGTATTCGCACTTACTAAACTGTCGGAGGTTGCACCCGTGGATGTTATTTATATCCCCAGCAATCACGACAAGGAAGTAACATTCTACTTCGTCCACAACCTGTACACGCAGTTTAAGAACAGCGACGGGCGTGTGACTGTGGACTACTCCCCCATCGCCAACAAATACCGTCGTTTTGGAAATACCGTTATGATGTTCTCCCACGATGCAAAAATCGACAAGGCCGGCAACGTGGTACTGGACGAAGCAAGCGACCTAATGGGTGGCGCGAAGTATTGGGAAATTCTTCTAGCGCATCTGCATTCTGAGACAGTCAGGCAGGAGCGTAATGTGACGCTAAGGCGTTTACCGACGTTCAGCGGACGATCTGATTGGTCGTGTGAGCAAAACTACGGCGCGAATCGCGTAAGCCAATCGTTCATTTTCAACGATAAGAGAAACATAACGGATATTTTGTATACGATGGTTTAATGGAAGGAGGTGGGTCGTTTTGCCAGAGATGAGTCCTAAGATACGTTTTTACGACGTAGAAAAACTTTCAAAAATCAACCCAGAGACTATGAAACTTTGGAAGAAATATGAAGTAGATATGTCGCTTCGCGAACTGTCGCTAAAAACAGTCGAGGGCTACACCAATGATATACAACATTGGCTCCTCTACATTTATGACAATCAAGGTAATCAATGTATTACGGATCTTGACGAAGACGACATCACCGAGTTCCTTTTCTATTGTAAAAAAGGCGGCAACAACTCCCGCCGCATGAAGCGCAGAATGTCCTCAATATCTGCATTTTACAAGTTCCTTCGCAAGAAGAGAATAATCACAGAAAATCCCATGGAGTTCATTGACCGTCCCAAGAAGGACATTGACATATTCACTCAAACCTTTTTAACGGCAGAACAAGTTGAACTTATCGTTGACGCGCCGTAAAACCCCTGCCTTTAGGCATGGGGATATAAGGCGCTGTACCGTGGGACACACGGGAAGTTACGCTTGGGGAGAGCGCATAAGACTCTGGGAGCAATGCTCGTAGAACCAAGAATCCCCCGGCTTTAGCCGTGGGGAGTATCAATAAGAGAAAGGAGTGTTCCGCTATTCCTAGAGCAATTAAAAAGCCAGTTGCAAAAGTAGAGAAGCCCAAGTATACCTGCCAATGCTGCATGCTAGAGAAAAGCGAGGACAACTTCTATAAAAGTCAATGGACAAAAATGTGGAACCTGTCAGAAAGACGGGTCCTTTTTTGTAAGGAATGCGTAGACAAACTGATGCAGGAGTATACTCAACGATATGGAGAAAAAACTGCACTTATAATTCTTCTTGCACTCCTTGATATGCCATTCTATGCTTCTACATATAAAGGAATAATCGAAAACAACAACATGTTTAACGTTGGCCTTTATATTCGCATGCTTAACGGCAGACAATATCAATATCAGACGTTTGCAAATACTATCGTCGGAGATGAATTATCAAAGACAGACAGCGAAGTTAAAGAAGAACGTGAATCCAAATGGAGCAAGTCCGACAAGCAAAATATGGCCTTTTCTATTTCCGTCGTTGGCTACGACCCATTTGATAACTGCGGAATGAGCGAGGAAGATCGAAAATACTGTTTTAACATTCTTGCTGGGTATTGTGATGCAGACGGCATTCGAGAGGATGGCCACAAAATCCAGAGCGTTATCCAAATCACGCAATCGCAACTTCAGTGCCGCAAACTAGACGAGTTCTTAAACCAAGAATTGCTCGGATCACGCCCAGACGATGCCCGTGTCAAAACCCTCTCCGCCACAAAAAGCGCGTTGCTCACTTCTATCGCAAAAATGGCAGCAGATAATAATATTTCTTCTGCTTATAACAAGTCGAGCGGTGCTGGCAGGAACACGTTTACACAGAAGATGAAAGAAATGGAATCTGATGGTTTTGAATCAATCAAAGTAAACATGTTTGATATAAGCACTTCGGATGCAATGAAGCAAGTGGCAGATTTAAGTAACAGAAGTATTCTTGAGCAATTAACATGGGATGCGAATGATTATACAGACCTTGTAAAAGATCAGCGCGAGTCTATTCAAAAGTTACAGGCAGAACTTGAAAAAAACAGAGAAGAATTGCGCGTCGCGAAAAACAGATTGATTGATCTTGAACAAAAGAAGAAAAGGTAGGCGTTGATATGTATGTAAATGCGCCTATGTCAAAGAAAGAACTGTCCCAGCGGAAACTAGAGGAATATTCAAAATTCACAAAAGTCATTAGTGAGGGCAGGAAAAATCCCATATGGTTCATTGAAGAATTTTTTGGCGTTAAACTTTTTGATTACCAGAAATGGTGTCTGATGAACAGTTGGGCGCGACCATTCGTGTTGTGGCTTTGTTGTCGTGGAGCGGGTAAAACCGTGCTTGCTGCCGTATATTATCAGGCAAAATTGCTGCTTATTCCAAACTACAAAGTTTACATTAGCGCATTGACGCTTGCTCAGTCTATTGAGACGTTTAAAAAGCTCGAAGATCTCGCACTTCAAAAAATCCCCCATTTTAAAACATGCACGGACTTATTTGCTGCCGAAGTAGAGAAATCCGCAAATAGTGAAACCGGATTTTCACACAATCCCGCTGGGCATTCGTTTCATCTTTTCAACAACTCAGAGATGATTACCCTATCCTCAAATTTAGACGCCCTGCGCGGCAAGCGCGGCTCCGTCTTGTACGATGAAACGGCGTGGCAGACGGCTGAGCAGATGTCGGTTACAGAAAACTTTATCAACGTTGACTCTAGCTTCGGGTTGGGCGTGAACAAAATTCAAAGGATCGATCCTATTCAGATGCCTTTACAACTGCTCTACGCATCATCTGCTGGCGACGTGACATATCCGTTTTACGAGAAATATAGATCGTTTGCTAAGAAAATGTTTATGGGTGATCCTAATTACTTTGTGTGCGATCTTAACGTCAACACAATTTTGAACTACTCTACCGTCGATGGCGATCCGTATAAATCGCACCTGACGAAAGAGCAAATCGAGAAAGAAATTGATGAAGATCCAGATCTTGCGGATAGGGAACTATTCAATCGTTTCCGCAAAGATGCTGGCGAAAATTCAATTGTTAAGATGGACGCGCTCATACGGAACAGCAGACCATATCTCCCCGTGTTTTATAACGACACAGGAAAACGGAAATTTATCTTTTGCTATGACCCGGCGCGAAACTTTGACGGAAGTATTTTGTCCGTATGGGAAGTAATAGACGACCAACTGGTTGGATTCAAACTCCGACTGGTCAACACTGTTTCGATGGTAGACCAGGATACTCATAATAAGACGCCGCTTCCTATGCCAGAACAGATCAAGATAATTAAGCGGATGCTCCTATCCTATAATGGCCCGCGCGCCGCAGAATATGAAAACGTTGAATTTTTTATCGACGCTGGGGCTGGTGGTGGTGGCATCTCTGCCGTAGCCGATTCTCTCATGGAGGATTGGATGGGCGATGACGGGCAGATGCACTCCGGAATTATCGACCCAGAGCACAAGCAATATGAAACGTCTCGGATAAAATATAGTCATGCTCGACCAATTGTTCATCTTATCGAGCCAAAGGCTTATAAGTCCATTATTTTCAATTGCCTTGAGAAAATGACAAAGCATGATTTAATGGAATTTCCGGAGTATGACAACAAAGATACTGTTTGGATTACAAACAAAAAAGGTGAATTAGAGGAATACGTTTTAACAACGGAAGAATGTGTTTCGCTAACGCAGTGTAATTTGATGAAAAATGAGATTATTTACATGTGTAGATACGAAACACCTAATGGTGGTATTCAATACGATCTTGCAAAAGATAAAAAGAATAGAATGCATGATGATCGTTGCTATACTTGCGCAATGGCCTCATACGCATTGTCTCAAATGCGCAGAAACGACTTAACTTCTATTAAAAATTCATTTGATATAAACGCCATCATTCCGAGTGTAACAGAAATAGATTTTGACTAAGGGGGTGTAATAGTGCCAAGAAAGAAAAAGCAAATGGTCGAAAGTCTTTCGCAAGAAACTGAGGATTTTGTGGTACTGAACACTTCCGCAAAACCAGTTGATGTGGTTAAAGAGGATACTTCAGTAGAATCCATAGTTAACCGAGCGGTTGAGTCTGCCGTAAGATCGTATAACTTTAACGATAAACTTTCATCTGCGATTCTTGATGCAAGTGGATCATTTCTTACTCCTACCATTGATACTTTAGACAGACTTGCCGAGAATCCGCAAGATGACATTAAAAAGATTCTACAAATCAATACTCTTGTCTCTAAAAGAATCAATATAGATGACATAATCGGAAAAGTTGTTGAATCAATCTATGTGAATATCAATGATCAGTACAAGTTAAACTATCCCTCTACGCAATTAGGTAAGATCAAGCAAAAGAAGTTTGAATCAGCTAAGGCACTAATTGACGAGGTAAATGATGATGTAAATCTTAGCGGTTTGATTCGCGAAAAAACAACTTCTACCTATTACGAAGGTAACTGTATTCTATGTTTGCGACGCGATCCGGATGCTGGGTGGTTGATTGACTCATATCCGCTCGGTGTTGGGATTCTTGCTCCATACACTGTGGGCGGGGAACCGGTCGTATTGATAGACATGAATGAACTAAAAGCAAGACTACAGCGCGCTGGTTTCAAATATCGTTCTGGCAAAAATATGTTTTTCCCGACGATAGAAGAAGAGATTAAAGCAAATTATCCTCCGGAGATTTATGCTGCGTATAAAAACAAAGACCCCTATGCAAAACTTGATGTCGAGTATACAGGGGTTGTACGTATTGGGAATCTCTCGCGTCGTTATGGCCTGACTCCAATTTTCAGAGCGTTATCAAGCTCTATCGTGCTTCAAAGCTTCTATAAAAGCGATGAAGTCAATAGTAAGGCCAGAAGCAAGAAAATTTTGCATCAAATTCTACGACAACAAAACACAACCACTGGCACAAACGTTGGGTTAGATATCACTGGACAAGCGTATGCACATAAAGAATTGATTGCGGCGTATAAAAACGGCGGATCGATTGCCCTTACTTCTCCAAATAATGTAGAAAAACTTGAGTATGTCGAGCCAAAAAGCGACCTTGTTGACATAAAGACGATAGTCTTTCACCTTAACCGTGAAATGTCTACACTCGGTATAGGCTTTCTTAGCATGGAGTCTAATAATCAAAGTGTAAGCACCGCCAAGATTAGTCTTGAGCAGTTGATGAAAACAATCAATGCTATTACTACTCAATTTGAGCGCATTTTCAAAAAGTTCTATCGCAGAATTTTGATTGATGAAGGTTTTGATCCTGCTTATGCCCCTTCGATAAAGATATTGGATAGTGAATATCTTGAATTCGCGCTTAGGAAGGAATTGAGTGTACTGCTTTACAGCACTTTTAATGCTTCTCTCAGGACTGCTTTGGAACTCGTGGGCGTTGATTACGCAGACGAAGTGGAGAGACGAAAAGCGGAAGAAGAGACTGGCATCTCTCAATATTTTAAGCCGCGTTTGACGGCATTCACGAATGGCGGAAATGCAGAACCAGTGAAAGAAGGGGGGCGTCCGGACGGCGAGGAGACGGACAAGAAAGTTTATGACGAAACGTATAACGACAATCGCTAATAATTTTAGTCTCGTTTGCCCTTGCTGCCGCGAACCCGTCCTTATTCAAATTGAAAAATACGACGATGGCAAAAAGATTGTATCGATAATTCACAAGGATGAAGAAGTTCAAAAAATAGATTTATCTGAATATGGGCTAGAGTTTGGCGCGCAGAAAGGTGGTGAGTAAGTATTGGAGAAAATGAATATATTCCTATCCAGTAAATCTACTGTTATCTCTGAAGATAAAAATTATCTTGAATTATTGAATAGGGTTTGTTACTACTCTGTCGCAAACTATAATGGAACACGTTTGCCGTATGATGAAACTGCATTAGAAAAAGCACAGACCCTCGTCGGAATGCCTGTGGTTGCTAAATATACAGTTGATAATCTTGGAAAGCCAACATTCAAAGGGCATGAAGTATCAATTGATGCTAATGGCGATATCACTTTCGGAACTACCCCCATAGGTGTTCATACAGAAGTATACATCCAAGACGATTCAGTAGAATTACCAGATAAAAGTATTGCAACGCTACCGTGCCTATTCGCAAAACAGAAAATCTGGAAACGCAACAAGAACGCCGTTGCTGCTATTAATAGATTGTATTCAGAGGGCAATCTTCACAACTCATGGGAAATTAATGTTTCAGAATATAGGTTTATCGATGGTATTAAAGACTTAATTAACTATGTATTTGAAGCCAATTGCTTGCTCGGCTTGGCAAAACCTGCATATGGGCCAAGCGCAGAAGTGTTAAATGTTGCTACTAAGTCTAATGAACTTCTCGTTGCTGAAGCACTATCTCAAGATCTGCTTGAAAACGATTCTACTGGAAACGAGGTACAAGAAATGGAAGATGAAAAAATTATCGACACTTCTGAAGAAGAAGTAGACAGCGGGGGAGTTGAAAATGCCGAAGAAGAAGGAAAAGAAGCCGCAGCCAGTCACGAAGAAACCGGAACCGCAGAAGAAAAAGAAGAAGTAACGGAACCCGAAACCCAGGAAAAAGCAGAACTGACTATGCGCGATCTTCGATGGAAAATTGAAGAGGCTCTTTATAAGTTTGCCGACCGATATCTGGACGTAGTGTTTATCTTCCCGGAGTCTCATACGGGATGGGCGCACGATTGGTCTGAAAACGAGACTGACATGAATGAATTCTCGTATACCGTAGAATCGGAAGAAGTGATGATATCCTCGCTTTCTCCGGTTGTTCTTATCGTAGCCCCCAGAAACATCAATTCCGCATTTGATGAAAAGAACTCCGCGCTCGTGGATGCAAATAAGCAGATCAACGATCTCACCGCGCAGGTGGCTGCGCTTTCTATTTATAAGGAAGCGGCAGAAAAGGCGGAGCAAGAAGCGGCAGAAGCAAAACGCCAGACGGACATTGCAGAACTGCGTCAGTACGTAGAGACATCTGGTGTTCTTACCAAGGAGGAAGTTGAATCTGACGAAGTTGCTGCGCTGATTAACGATCTCAAGACGTTGGAAGTCAAGGCTCTGATTGCTGATCGTATTGTGGGCAAAAAGAAGGACAAGTCCCACGAGACTACTGAAAAGAAACAGCCCAAACCGCGCATGGTTCTTTCCGATACCACCCCTTCTGATTCATATGCCGTATTCAAAGACTTTTTGCACAGGTAGAAATGAGGTGAAAAAATGCTAAGAGATTTGCAAGTAAAGAAAAATAAGCCCATTGAGATCATGACTACCGCCGCAGAAATGATTCGTGGCACAGTTGTCACGAAGGATCTGAGTGCTGGTACTGTTGCTGCCGCCACTAGCGGACTTGGCGAATATCTAGTTAATGGCTCCAAGGAATACACCGGTATTTACGCTGTTGTAAATCCAACGGATACCATCCATGATACTCTCGCTGCTGCTGCAAAATGCCAGGTTGTTAATACGTCCGTTGGAGAGCGTTATGCATCTTCAGAAGTCACTGTGGGTACTGCTGATATTGGCGATCCTATGAATGTATCTAACGGTAAGTTTGTCAAAGCCGCTGGCGCGTCTGCCTATCAGTGGGTTTATGGCGGACTTCAGGTAGACCCGACCGCAAGACTTCCCATTATAGAGAAGGTTATGCCCGCCACGGCTCCTGCGACTCGCACGGTTACATATGATAAGAATGGCGGCACTGGTACGCAGACCGATCCTCGTTCTCCATATTACGTCGGCAAAGTTGTAACTGTTCTGTCTAACACCTTCGTCGCGCCTACTTATAAGGATTTTGTAGATTACGATACGGCGGCAAATGGTTCTGGAACCAACTATGATCCTGGAGATACAATTACCGTTGCAGGGGCAAATATTACGTTGTATGCACAGTATGCCAACTCCCATACCCTTCTTGCGCTGGACGCGAATACGGGTACTGGTACTATGACGGATACCACGAAGTATTATGTAGACGACGTAATTACAGTTCCCGAATCCACATTTACTCCGCCTACTGGTAAAGTATTCTCCCGCTGGGATACTGCCGCCGCAGGTACTGGAACCTCATACGATCCTGACGATGAGATTACGGTTACTTCTGGCATGATTGGTGCCGCTACAACTCTATACGCAGTTTGGGTTGACGCATAGTCTCCCATTAACCAATAACTCTGGCATATGCCGGAGCTTTTTCTATTTTAAAGGAGGAAACAAAATGCTTCGCAATCTTACCCCTCTTGGAAATCGCCCCATTAAGGCGGACTTTAAGGCTGGTGCAGCCATGACTCAGGGTATGGCTGTTTCTCTCGACTACGCCAATTCTGAAGTTGACAAGGCTACTGGTGTTGGCGACTATCTGGTGGACATTCCCAAGTCCTATACCGGTCTTTATTCCATTGTGAATCCCGAAGATGATGCCTTTGAGGACATCGCGCAGTACGCGTTTGTAAATGTCATCCCCACTTATGTTGGTGATCGCTTTGCAACTGATCAGGTCACTACGACTGGTCTTTCTGTTGGCGATCCCATCGATGCTACCGCTGGCGTTTTCGCTGAAGCTACTACTAACGATGCCTATCAGTGGGTTTATGGCGGCACCTACGCTGAT